AGGGCATTAGAACCAATAGAGTTAGATTATACTAATTTGAATGATAAGTTAGATATTGTAAAAGATGATTATCAACCAGAAATGACGGAATATGGTTGGCAATAAATTAAAAAAAACCATTGTTTTGAGATTTTTATATATATTTATATATGAATGATTTTTGAAATAAAGAAATGGTAGTCGGTTAGGATGTTAAGACATCACTGCTCGTTTTTAACAAAATGTCTGGAGCCGACTAACAGTTACATTAACCCAAATTCAGCACCCAAACTTAAACTGAATAAAAGACAACAGGGATAGTGGAGTGATAATCAAACCATTACGATTTCGGTGGGTTTAGAAATAATTAGATGAAATCATACGATGGGATTATCATGAAACTATCAACAGAATTTAAATTGGTCAATCAGCACTTAAACTATTAAAAGACAGATCGGCTTTCGTATTCGACCACAGAAATGACTTTGTACGGAGGCCATAAAATTAAATAGGTATCAAATGATAACATATGATAAGATAAACGGATTACTTTATATATCATTCCAACATCAAGAGTTAGAAGAAGAACAAAAAATTAAATCAATAGAAATTGATGAAGGACTTTTTGTGGATTATGATGAAGTAAATAAACAAGTGGTAGGTATCGAATTGGTAGATACAGAAAGAGCAAAATATCTACATGAAGCTATTGTTAATTTTCAAGAACATGAATATATCCATGAATGAGATAAAATTAATAAAAATAAAGAGGAATTATAAATGGCATATCAATTAAATTTATTTGGTGGTGAGGATTATATTGGGGAAGTTGATGCAAGAGAAACTTGGGTATGTTCCATATGTGGAAAAAATACATATGATGTTGATTGTGATTATATAGGTTCAGGCACAAATCATCTTGGATGTGAGTTAGAACAAGAAATGAATGATACACCTAATGACATGGAATTCGGTGGCAAAGTTAGAAATTTAACAATAAATTTGAACTAGATACATTTTTTAGTGACTTCATATACATAATAAAAAAGTAGTAAGGAAAAATTTTGAAGAAAGGAATATATATGAATCAAGATACCAAAGATGTTGATAATCCCAAATACAAATCAAAAAAATCACCAAAACCTAAAATATGTAAAAAATGTGGACTAAATCTTAACTCTAAACATACTAAAAAATATAAACTTAATAAAAATAATAAAAAACACATAGTATGGACCAAAGAATATTGCGATGACCACGAAATTAAATATCCAAACCATAAAGTAAAACCAATATGGTGTGACGAATGTGGATACTTTGTTAAATATCTTGCCAATATCATAGATAAAAAACAAATCAAATGAAATATAAAACTAAACCAAGATATACAACATCAAAATCCGAACTCAAATATAAGACTTGGCGTAAAAATGTGTTCGAACTTAATAAAGGTAAACATGGTTTAAACAAACACTACACATGTATGAAATGTAAACTTAAAAGAAAAACAACACGAATACTACACGCCCATCATATCAAATCGTGGGATAAATTTCCACAAGATAGATATGATAGAGATAACGGAGTCGTAATGTGTAAAAAATGCCACTATAAGTTTCATAAAAAATATCAATTTGAAGCACTTGAAAAACCAGAACTCTTAAATGAATATTTAAAGGATAAATGATGATAACAATTTATATAACAATAGCCTTCTTGTTAGGTATAACAATAGGAATACTAATCAAAACATACAATAATAATAAATTAAATATAGATGATGATGAAGACCTAACCCATGAATCGGTGGAAGACACTTGGACGGAATGATGCCATATATAGAACCAGATTTGGTGATGAATGCACTAATATTTATAATATCAGTGATATTTATTGCATCAGTTATGCACGGTGTAATAACAAATAAATGGGATTAAAAATAAGGAATATAATATGATGATAAAAAAACTAATGCTAACTTTAACTCTTCTAATATTTTTAACATCAATGTCATTCGGTGGAATTCGGTGGAATGTACATGTCAATGTAAATGATGCGTTGTGTAACTTGAATAGAGTTCACTTGAACCATCACATCTCTTACATGAGAGGTATTGGCTATTGTTGTTCAAAACGATATTGTTCTCACAACACATATGGCAATCAAATATTATTAAGACAAATATACCTCAATTCACTACATAACAAAAAGTTTAATAAGAAATCCAATGAACAGATTATGGAAGATATTGAACAATTGTATGTACTATATCAAGAAGGTATAATCACCAAAAAAGAATATGATGATGCTAAAAAAGCATTGTTGAATGAATTAAAATAAATCTGCTACAATAAAGGTAAATAATGTCAAAAACAATACAAAATGTAGGTGAATGGTTTACAGAACCATTTAATATGAAAATGATAATAGGTGTGTGTTATACAACATTATTTATTATCTTATGTCAGAATTTGACACATAACCAATTAATGACATCTCTAACACTAATTATCATAACAAGTATATTTATTAATTTACTTGGTATAGGTAAAGGATTCTATCTCAGTTTTGCTATGTTATCAACAAAAAATAAACATAAAATACTAAATATGATGAATAATCTAGAACAACTTCACAATTGTGAAGAAGATGATGATGAATAAACATATTATATTTGGATTATGGTTGACATTGATTATCAGTTGGAATTACATATATGACACAGCAACACCACTTGAAGATTGTACAGTTGCTATATGTCTATCTCTACTTGTAAAATCATTGGAAAAAAGATTTGATGAATAAACCAAAAACAATATTTTGTGATATCGATGGTACATTATGTAAGTATCCTTATACAGAAGAAATGAGCGGTTATGATTTTGATAATAAAATTATGAAACCACTACCAGGCACATTAAAACAATTATGGAATTGGGATAAAGCTGGTCATATGATTATTCTAACTACTGGCAGAAAAGAAAGTATGAGAAAATCTACAGAAAGACAGTTAAGAGAAGCAGGCATCATTTATGATAAACTTATAATGGGCATTGGTGGTGGCACACGAGTTTTGATAAATGACCTAAAACCACATAGAAAATGTGACACAGCAATAGCAATAAATTTAAAAAGAGATACAGGAATTAGCGGTATCTCAAATATTGACAGTATGAGCTCATACTGGATGCATCGAAGAAAAAATTTGATGAATAAACATGATAAAGCACTATTCAGATATGACAATGTCATAAACGAAACTTATAAGATAAAGTATGGGGCATTACTCTGTAGTGAGTGTAAAGCCGTCTTAAAGGAAGGATTTAGATTTTCTGATGAAGAGATATCAGCTATAAAAGATGAAAGTAATATGGAAGCACAATATTGTGATAAGTGTGTCGATGATGAAAATAGCAAAAAAAAGTAAAGAAAAACCCTGTAATATACATACTAAAAGATGGGGATGGCTTTATAGATTAATAAGAAAATTGAAAAGTTATTATGCCAAAATGTGAATTCCCATATTGTAACTATGAAACTCATCACAGAAGCCAAATACATAAACATCATATTATACCTGTAGAAAATGGTGGATCTGATAGAAAATCTAATACAATACTTTTATGTCCTACTCATCATACTAAAATTTATATACCTAATGCCACTAAAGGTATTCACACTATTAAAGGTGATGATTCTATTATAATATTAGGATGGTTAAGTTCAACTAAAGGCATGTTATTAGAATATATGGACAATGATGAAAACATACATTATTATGACAAAGTTAATAAAACTGTGATTTGATATATGTCAGTTGATATTAATGTAATGAAACAATGAATGTGGGTTAGTGTGGGTTAAAATGGTGAAAATAACTTAAAATGAATATGTAAAGAATATGAAATGTACTGAAGATATAATATGAGGGAGTGAGAGCAATATAATGTGAACACACACAAAAAATTTATTTTTTTAAGCTGGGAGTAAATAAGTTATCCACATGGTTATCCACATATAATACCATAAAAAGTTTGATATTTAACATAATTTGTGTTGATAACTATGTTAATAAGCTCATACTGACAAAAAAACTTACAATTATTAAAGAAAAAGCTTGACTTATGTTATAAAATAGTTGTATATTATGGCAGTTAATAAAGAGAATAAGAAAGAAATAGGAGTTAAATAAAATGACATTGATACAAATGTTAGAACAAGTATTAGATAGTACTGAGATGGCGTATTCTGAGGCGACTTCTGCTAGGGAGAATATGCCTGATTATAATACCAACGAATCGTCTAGGGATTCGATTAACAATACTGAATCTTATCTGGATGATGCTATCGGTGATCTACAGAGCGTAATTAATAAATTGACAGATATTTAGAAGAGGGGGTTATATATTATGGCAGTTAATAAAGAGAATAAGAAAGAAATAGGAGAATAACTAAAATTATTAGTATCACTTCGGTGAGTGACATTAAATTATTAGGTTAAAGTGTTAAATAAGTTAAAAAAATAAGGAAGATATGATTAAGAATATAAATTACATATTAGAAAACAACGATATATCTGTCAGAATAGGTAGTAATTGGTACGTACTTGATGAAATAGGTCCTATAGAAGAGGATACATTTCCTATACTTGTATCAGATGAGGATGGTGGTGAGCATGAATTTGAGATGGCTGATATAGATGATTTTGATCCGATGTTTAAAATATTTAAAGATATGCAACTGGATGATAATATGTTAGTGGGTTTTGCATAGATATGTGGGATGTAGTAATGATATTAATTAATATATGGTTAATAATATTCTTTATATGTGCTATACCAGTGACGATATACATATTGATCAAGTGGTTTATCACTAATTTTAAGAATAATATTCACGATTTTTAAAGAAAGTACTTGACTCATGTTATAAAATAGTTGTATATTGCATAAGTTAAGATTTGCGGTGTAGGTATCAAGAGAGATACGGCGGATTTCCAATTCGCAGAGTGTGGGGCAGTTCCATAACACCGCTCACAGATCAGAGGTGAAACTGATATAAGGCCTTTCCAGATCGATAACCGGTATGAAATCTATTAAAGGTTAATATGTCATTACAAGTGGGAAGCTAACGGCGATAATATCATATGGCGGCGGAAACGATTGGATGACAAAGGTTATTTATAAGGGTTATAGAGGCATTCAGTTTCCCTCTCCACTATTATAGGTTTCTATACGATAGTTGTAATGATAAGGTGAGCATTAGATTGCTTATAAAGAAAACCTTACCCCTATAGTAAGCCTGTTCGTCTAGTGGTTAGGACTCAGGGTTTTCATCTCTGCAACAGGAGTTCGATTCTCCTACGGGCTACTATTAACAGTTGAAGGTTTTTATTCCTTTCTACCTTCATCTGGTGGGCCGGTAGTTTAACTCCTTTTCTGCCGGCCACTTTATTTTTATTTAAAAAAGTGAAAAAAAGACTTGACTCGTATTATAAAAATGTTGTATATTACAGTGTAAGTTAAATGATAAAAAAAGGAAATTCAGAAATATGTCAAAAACAATAAATAAACCAGATGTTATATGTGAAGTGGTTAAATCAGGTAATAGATTTAATGCTTGGGATAGTGATGGGAAGAAATGGACTTCTTATATATCTACAGGCACTCGTAAGAATGCATATAATAAGGGTTGTTATTTAGGAAGATTTACTACAAAAACAGGCAAGTATCAATGGAGATCTGTTCCTAAAGAATCTGTTGAAGTTTTATCTGCTACTGTAGATGAACTAACACCGATGGTAGATGTACCAACTGATCATAATGAAGTGTTAGATTTTATACATAGTAGTTATAAATTAAAACCACGTGGTCTAATGATGAAAGAATTAAAATGGAAATATCTCATTAGGAGTGCTGTCAGAGGTAAGAATATAATGATGACTGGTCCTGCTGGATGTGGAAAAACAATGGCGGCTAAAGCGTTAGTTAACTGTTTAGATAGGCCTGACTTTTATTTCAATTTGGGAGCTACACAAGATCCTCGTGGAACACTAATTGGTAATACTCATTTTGAAGAAGGTAAAGGTACTTATTTTTCAGAGTCATTATTTGTTAAAGCAGTATCAACACCAAATGCAGTTATACTATTAGATGAATTAAGTAGAGCTCATCCAGATGCATGGAATATTTTAATGACAGTATTAGATTATGGTCAAAGGTATTTAAGGTTGGATGAAAAAGATGGTCAGAATACTATTAAAGTTGCAGAAAATGTTACGTTCATTGCAACTGCTAATATAGGTAATGAGTATACATCAACAAGACAGTTGGATAAGGCTCTTATGGACAGGTTCACTATTGTAGAAATGGATATGTTAGATGATATAGAAGAAAAAGAATTACTTACATATATGTTCCCTAATGTAAATACTACAACTCTTGAAAATGTAGCAAAACTTGCTCATCTAACAAGAGTAGATGCAAAAAGAGAAACTGCTAAACTACCTTTCGGTATTAGTACTAGAACTACAGTAGAACTATCAGGATTACTATATGATGGCTTCTCATTAGAAGAAGCATCCGAAGTAAGTATCTATCCACAGTATGATGACGCAGGTGGTGCTGACTCTGAAAGAACATTCGTGAAACAGTTGGTCCAAAAGTTTTGTGATGATGGATCAGATGATGAATTATTCAATGAAAATGAAATAGATAACGCAGCATGATATCCCTTAACTAAAATATACATTTAACGAATATAATAGGGGCTTCCTGATAGTTTCTTTTGGAAGCCCCACCACCAACACTTTCAAGCTTTTAACAACTTGAAATGGTTTTTCAATATTTTAATTTTATGCATGAGGGAGCTCTGACTAGCGTATATTTCGGACTAATTTTTTATGATGCAAGTAATTTAAATGGCTATTCAACAGATAGTCATACAACAGGATAATGTACTGGTGCCAGAGTGGTTAATGGGGTGGATTGCAAATCCATTATTCGTGAGTTCGAATCTCACCCAGTACTCTATGGGGCTCGGGAATGCTTGGGGTGTTCGCCTCCCTTGCACGGAGGATATCAGCGGGGTTCAAATCCCCGGAGCTCCACCACGAGATGTAGTTCAGTCCGGTAGAACACTTGCTTTGGGAGTAAGGGGCCGTAGGTTCGAATCCTGCCATCTCGACAGATATTATGTTATTACAAAAAGTAACTGATTACAAAGTAGAATTAAGTGAATATTATAAGGTTGTTAAACCATTTATAGAGAAATGGCATTATTCACATAGTGTAAGGGGATTACATGCTTGCTTGTCTTATTGTTTTGGTTTATTTGATGAGGATATATTTGGATTACCTAAACTAATAGGTGGTATGATATATGGAGTTCCAAGTAGTAGGATGGAGCAGAAGTCTGTAAGGTATGGAAACAAACCTGGTAAAGTATTAGAGTTAAATAGGTTGTGTTGTATAGACGATACACCTACAAATACGGAAAGTTATTTTATCGGACAAACATTAAAGTGGTTATCCAAGAATACAGATTACCAAGTTGTTGTATCTTATGCAGACCCTGATTATGGACATGGTGGAACTATTTACAAGGCTACCAACTTTATTCATTATGATATGACTGGAACTGATAAGGTATTAATAGTTGATGGTAAAAAATATCATAGAAGAACATTAAGGAAAGTATCACCGTATGCTGAAACTATACGACAAAGATTAGAAGATAAGGATCCAGATGTATATTGGAAAAAGACTTGTGAGAAACATATTTATATTTATTATTTAGATAAAAAGTTAAAGAGGAAAAGAAATAAAAGTAACTGATTACAAAGTAGAATTAAGTGAATATAAGGTTGTTAAACCATTTATAAAAAAATGGCATTATTCACATAAAACACATGGATTGAAAGTTAAATATTGCTTTGGGTTATTTAGAGAAGGTAAATTTGGATTAGATAATATAATAGGTAGTATGATATATGCATTACCAGCTATGCCAAAACCATCACAAAAATATTATCCTGAAAGTCCTGATAAAGTATTGGAGCTTGTAAGATTGTGTTGTATAGATGATACACTTACTAATACTGAAAGTTATTTTATTGGCAAAACATTAAAATGGTTAAGAAAAAATACAGACTATAAAGTTATTATATCTTATGCAGATCCACATTTTGGTCATGAAGGTATAATATATAAAGCTTCTAATTTTATTCATTATGGTATGACTGGTACTAAAAGATCAGTTTTGGTAGATGGTGAAAGATTTCATGAAAGAATATTAACTGATACACATTCTTTTGCTGTTGAGGTACAGGGTAGATTAAAAGAGAAGGATTCCGATATAAAGATTTTTACTACAGAACCTAAACATATTTATGTTTATTATTTAGATAAAAAGTTAAAGAGGAAAAGAAATAAAAGTAATTGATTACAAAGTAGAATAAATATACATATTACGATCACATAAGATATTTATATATGATAATATTATAACACACGTATTAATTTAATAGAGGGATATAAGAAATGTATCGTCGTGATAATAACAAGGGAAAACAAGTTGATTACAATTCAAGTTTACGTCGGGCTTATCGTAGTCGGCATAGTATAAAGGATGTTAAGTTTGTATACACAGAGCTTGGTATAATAGAGAAGTTAATTTTAATATTTGGTCCTATGTTTATATTATATATCATATATAAACTATTTAACATTTAAAAAATTTTCAACTTGTAAGATATGAAAGATAAATCACAAAGTATACAAGACAGTTATAGGAAGAAGTTTCCGAAGGGTAAGGATTGGAGAGAGCCAACACCGAATCCATTTACTGAAGGTGGTAGTGGTATATCATCTGGTTCATATCATAATATGAAAGTTATAGCCATATCTATGGATAAGCACAATAAGATAGTTAATGAATTGGAGCGAGAGATAGAGGAGCTTACGACGGAGTTATATTATTGTAGGCGTAACAGAAAGATTGAAGATGTAATTAAAAAATTAAATGAAATTTGAAACATTAAAAACTAATTTATCTTTGTTTGAAGGTTTAGATAGAATAAGTTATATAGTTGATTTAGCTAAAAAGAATGATGGTATACCAGATAATTTAAAAACAGATGATAATAGAATATTGGGGTGTGTATCAACATCATATGTAATCCTCGATAGTGTAGACCCAGTTAAAATAAAAACAGATTCGGAGTCTATGTTAGTTAAAGGATTATTGTATGTTTTAAATATTTATGTAAACGGTAAAACAAAAAATGAAATACTTATTATTGACGAAGTAAAATTAATGAATGATATTGGTATGACAAATACAGTTACAGCTCAACGAATGAATGGATTTTATTCAGCTATAGTTACACTAAAAAAACTAGTGAAGTATATTGGAAATAAAAGAATAGAAAATATTAACAAAGCTCATGTCTGGAAGGTAGAATAAATTTGAAATTATGAAAAAAAGACTTGACTCGTATTACTTAATTGTTGTATATTACTATAGATGATGAGAGAAGAAATAATTAAAAAGGAGAAAATATAATGAATATTAGTGAACTATATTTTGAAGCTGTAACTGAAAGTTCTTCCAATTTAGAATTGATAGATGAATTCTTTGAAGTAATAGAAGAACCATTACCAACTGGTAGGATATATAAGGGAGCGAAGTATTATACTGAATTCGGTATAAGTGAAAGAAAAGATAAAACTATGACAGAAATAGTTTCTAAAGATGACAATCATTTAGTTGGATTTGAATCTGATCATAAAGGTTATTATTCCGTTCGAAATTAATAAAAGGTTAAAGTTATTTACGACAAGAAGAAATGAATAAACATATAGAATATAATAAGAAGAAATTTAGTCGTAGGATTGAGCAATTAAGTGTTATAACTAAAGATAGTTCATATATTCCAAAATTTGGTTCACTCAATGGTTATCATGAATTTATATTTAGTATGTATGAAGCTTTAATAAGTGGTAGGAAGATTACACCGAAGATGGAATTGGCTATTACTAATATAGTTAAGTCATATGCTAAACATTTAAAAGATAGTACTGATCCTAAGTTATATAAAGAGAAAGCAGATTTCATTGATAGTACTTTAAATAAGTTAAATATAATTAAGAAGAAATTAAATGAATGTAATTATACAGTAAGTTATACAACTGATAAATTATATTTTTTAAACTCTATTGAAAAACAAGTTCATAATAGAGGTAGTTTAACGGTGAAACAGATGAAGGCGTTAAACAATATGTACAAACAATTTGATAAAAAAGTTAAAAATAGTGAAAAAAACACTTGACTCGTATTATAAAAATGTTGTATATTACTATAGATGATAAGAGAGAAAATAAAAGAAAAGGGAAATTCAATGATATTAAAAAAGGATGACAGTGGTTTTATATTTAGGAGTGGTTTTTCTAAATCAAGACCGATGTCAAAGTCATATTCATCATTTTGGGATACAACAGTTGATGATAATGTTCTTGATGATTTTTTAGGATTATCTATTGATAAGCCTAAAGGTAAAGATGTAATTGCTTTGGCTGGATATAAGAGAGCCATTAGTAATTTTGTTAGTATTGTTACTGAAAAGAATATTCCTGTTGTTTTCAACAATAAGGATGAATCATTTACTGATGGTAAAAAAGTTGTTATCGGTGCTGATTTAAATGATAAGAAATTTGATGTTGCAGTTGGTTTGGCTCTACATGAGGCATCTCACATTAAACTTTCTAATTTTAGTTTATTGAAAAATTTAGAATTTGAGATTCCTGCTGAAACTTATTTATTAGGATTAGATAAAGGAATTACAAAAAGTGAAACTTTAAAGTTGGTAAAGAATATTTTAAACTATATTGAAGATAGAAGAATTGATAATTTCATTTTTTCTACTTCACCTGGTTATAAAGGTTATTATCATTCTATGTATGAGAAGTATTTTTATTCAAAGAATGTAGATAATGGTTTATTGAGTTCTGAATTTAGAGTTGAAGATATTGAAAGTTATATGTTCAGAATTATCAATCTACATAATAAGAATTGTCAGTTGGGTGCGTTATCTGGTTTGAAAGAAATTTATTCATTTATTGATTTAAAAAATATTTCTCGATTAACTACAACAGCTGATGTTTTGAAAGTGGCACTTGATGTTGTAGGTGTTATTTTCAAATCAATTGATAAAAGTGAAATATTAAATGATGAGGATGGTAATTCTTCTGATGAAAGTACTGAAGGTATGGAAGGTACTGACAACAATGCTTCAGGTGGTAGTTCTTCAGAAGGTGTTAATGAGAATGATGATTCTTCTGATAATGGTGGTAGTAATACTATTTCAGATGAAGATTTAAAAGAAGCTTTAGATAATGATTCTATTGGTAATGGAACTTCCAATGATGATGGTTCAGAACCTATTGAACTTTCAGATAGACAAAAAGAATTATTGAAAAAACATTTTAAAAAACAAGAAAAGTTTTTAGATGGTGATGTTAAGAAAACCAAACTTTCTAAAAAAGATAATGATTCGATTTCTGCCATTGATGAGTCTGGTGCGACATATGAGAAAGTTGGAAAAGGTTGTCCAACATCAAATTATTATTATAATCATAACAACATTAGTAATGGTATTAATTGTTTAGTTGTTAAGAAACTTACCAAAAGTTTAATTGATTCGAATATATTTTCTTGTGCTACTACATATAATCACGATAGATATTTTGGGTATAACAGTTATAATTTTATTGAAGAGGGTTTAAGACTTGGTTCTATTCTTGGTAAGAAATTAAAGATTCGTGGAGAAGAAAATTCGTTAAAATATTCAAGAAAAGATTCTGGTAGAATTGATAAAAGATTGTTGGCTGAATGTGGATTTAATAATTCTAATGTATTTAGTCAGACTTTTGTTGAGAAATTTAACAAAGCTTATCTTCATATTTCAATTGATGCTAGTGGATCAATGAGTGGTAAGAAATGGAATAGAGCAATGACATCAGCAGTTGCAATGATTAAGGCTTGTGATATGGCTGGTAATATTGATGTTATTGTTTCAATTAGAACCACACATATTCCCTACAGAGGTACTGTTAATGTTCCTTTGATTATGGTTATATATGATTCAAGTGTTGATAAACTTGCCAAAGTGAAGAGTATGTTTCCATCTATTAACACCACAGGTACTACACCTGAAGGACTTTGTTTTGAATCGATAATGAAAGATTTGATTCCAGGAAATTCAAATCAGGATAGTTATTTTATTAATTATTCAGATGGACAGCCAATTTATTCTAATAAAGATATCTATTATGCTGGTGAGTGTGCTGAAACACACACTCGTAAAATGGTTAAAGAGATGAAGAATCGTGGTTTGAAAGTTATGAGTTATTTTATTACTGATGATGATTATAGTTCTTCTAATCTTGAAAAATCATTTAAAACTATGTATGGTAAAGATGCTTCTCTTATTAATCCTACCAATATGATGGAAGTAGCAAAGACTATGAATAAAAAATTCTTGGAAAAATAAATTGAGAGTTGCCCGCATACTGACAGGCTTCTTCTGTATAACTTCGGCTTGGCCAAGACAGAACAAAAGTAAGTTCGGTCCCTCCGGGCACTCTCCTCACAATTAATAAAGGTTACAAATGAGAATAGGAATAGATTGTGATGGGGTATTAAGGGATTTCATTCCCGACCTTATCAATAAAATAAAAGAAACTCATCCGGAACACGCTGATAAGATTGGTATCCCACATAGTTGGGATTGGGAAGATTGGCTACCATTTTGGAATAGTGATGAAACTGAAGAATATATTTTTAAAAATCATTATAAAGAATTGTTTGGTCCTGAAACTTCTGTTATTGAATCTTCTTTTGAAGATTGGACTAAAATAAAAGAGTGGGCTAAAGAATATGACCATGAATTGATATTGGTATCAGCTCAGAGGAAGCAATGTATAGATCTGACATTAGAATGGTTACAAAGGTGGGGATTTACATTTGATGAAATACATTTCACACCACATAAGTGGTCTGTTGATGTAGATGTATTAATAGATGATTCACCAACTAAACTTGGTATGTTCAAAAAGAAATCTGTTGCTGATGGTGTTCCTATATGTTTCCGTCAGTCTTGGAATACAAAAAGTCAGAAATCTAAAATTAGTATTGACAGGTTGTCAGATATTATGACAATATGTTTCGGATAAATCTTTTTTTATAGTTTTGTATGATTTTTGTATATTTATGTGTGAAGTTTGGATTATCGCTCAAAAGAGGATAGTTCAATTAGTTAGACTAAATAGTTAATTAATAACACAGGAGAAATAAAATGACAAGAATACTTGTAAAGCCAACACATCTCAACCGAGATGAATTTTTAACACCATTTGATAAAATTTTTGATGAACTGATGAGTAAGACATTTCCTACTTTTAAAGAAGAAGTTGGAGTATCTTTTAATCAAGGTTCTTATCCTAAAGTGAATGTGTATGAATATGATGACAAGATTGGTATCATAGCAGAGATTCCTGGATTGGATAAGAAGGATGTTACTGTTGATGTTGAGGATGATATCCTTACTATATCAGGTGATAAGCATGGATTTAAAGATGGTGGAGTTAAATGTATAACGCGTGAATTAAAGCAATCATCATTTAAGAGATCTTTTAATCTTGGTGATCATTTGGATGGAGATGATATAAGTGCTTCATTCAAAGATGGGTTGTTATCTATATCAATTCCAAAGAAAGAACCGGAATCGCCCAAGAAGAAATTTGTTAAAATTTCCTAGTGGAGAAAATAGAATATAATGATACATTATATATTGTTTATGGCAAAGTGCCTATAACAACAGAATTATCTATTGAGGAATTAAGAAAAGGTTATAATACTGATATTATTTTGCGTAAGGATAATTTATATTATATGTGTGATGAGATAATTGAAGCTGAGTTTGAAGAGATTCCAAAGGTAGATAAATAAGGTTACATTATAAGTTATAGCGGGGTTTTATTTTATAAAACCCTGTTGTAATTTCACATTGGGAAAAATAATTAAAAAAAGTTCTTGTTTTATATGTATATACCGTTGTATATTATAATATGAGAAAAATCAAAATAAATAATAAAAAAAAGAAGTCATTTAATGAATAATAAAAAAGAAAGTTATTTAAGTTTTGTAGAAAAGGGTCAACGTTATATGCAATGTAAGAGCTGTCATGATTATATTGAAGTTGATAATGATGTAACTGCTATAACTTGTTCAAGATGTACATCTATACTATGTTTAAAGGCTATGCCACTAGACGAAATGTTACCATCATTAAATAAAAATAAAATAAGTGGTCGACCAGCCGGTTGGCATTTTATGAAAGAGTATGTTGACAAAGATGGTAATGTGTTTCACAAAGGAAAAGAACAAACTGAATTAAAGGGAACACTTAAACCTACTAAAGTGAAACCACCGAAGAAGAGAAAGAAAAAGAAATTAACAGCAGACCAAAAATTATTCAAAGAAGTTAAAGAATATAAAAAACGAAAAAAGCTAAGGAAAAAAACCAAATGATAATTACAGAAATATCAAAGTTACAAACAATATGTGAAGAAGTTTCTTCAATTGAAGAGGGTGAAGAAATTGGAGCACAATTACTTAAAGTGTTAGCTGAATCTAAAAATGGAATTGGATTAGCAGCAAATCAAATTGGTATTAACAAACAAGTCTGTGTTGTTAATGTTAAAAAACCGATTGTATTGATTAATCCGCGAATTGTAGAACAATCAGAAGATACATTTGTGTTTCCAGAAGGTTGTTTATCATTTCCAAATAAACATATTAGAACAACACGATTCGTTGAAGTTATAGTTGAAGCTGATAATCACAAAGGACAATTATCTTTCTCAGCTGATAGTAATAATATGAATGATGCTTTTGAATGTGCTTGTGTTCAGCATGAGATGGATCATTTATCTGGAGTCACAATGTTTGATAGAGAATGGAAACAAAAACCATATAGAGCACCAAAGAAATTTGGTCGTAATGAGAGAGTTATGATTACGAATGGTAAAGAATCAAAAGAGATTAAATACAAAAAAGCAGAACCATTAATAGCTTCAGGTAAGTGGGAGATTTATACACCAGCTATGGTTGAACCTGGTTCTTATGGAAAATAAATAGTAAGATTATATGAAAATGGCATTAATTGTTACTTTAGGTAATACCATGCAGGGAGTTACAACTACCACTACTATTAATAAAGATGATGTTATATATCAATTTGTGGGAACATTTATTAAAAATCCCACCCGCACTTCAATACAAGTTGGTAAAAAACAACATGTAGAGGATGCGTTAGGAAGATATATAAATCATAGTTGTACTCCTAATATTAAGATAGTTAAAGAAGATAAAATTATAAAGTTAATTGCTATTAAAGATATACAAGAAGGACAAGAAATAACATTTGATTATAATAGTACTGAATGGAAATTGTTTCATCCTTTTAAATGTAATTGTCATGGTATATTAATAACAGGTAAATATTACAAGGTAAAAGATTAAATGAAAGAATGTTTAACTTATGATGATGTTGGTATTAAGCCATTATTAAGTGATATAAAACATCGTGAAGATTGTAATACAATAACAAGAGTTACAAAAAATGTTTATTTAGATATACCGATTGTTTCATCACCTATGGATACTGTTACAGATTATAAAATGTGTTTGGAGATGGATAGACTTGGTGGTATGGGTTTTTTACATAGATTTAAATCATCACATAAAATTGCAAAAACAATACGATGGTTTAGAAATGAAAAACCTGACGGAACTATTGGTGCATCAATAGGTGTAACTGGTGATTATTTAAAACAAGCACAATTATATGTTTATAGTGGAGCACAAATTATACTTATAGATGTAGCACATGGTCATCATATATTAGTTAAAGAAGCTATGGAGAAAATAAAAAATGAAGTTAAAGGACAATTTGATTTATTGGTGGGAAACATTGCAACGAAAGAAGCTGCAAAAGACCTTTGTGAATGGGGTGCGGATGGTTTACGAATTGGTATCGGCGGCGGTTGTTTTACTCCCGGTATGGAAGTTTTAACTGATAATGGATTAAAAAGAATAATTGATATTGAATTAAATGATATGGTTTATACACATACAGGTGAATTAAAACCTGTAATAAATAAATTAGAATTTGATAGAGATGAAGAAATCATTGAAATAAATGATATAGAATGTACAAAAAATCACGAATTTTATGTTATACATAAAAAATATAAAGATGTTGTTGATGATGATAATTTGGATAAATATGCTGAATGGGTAGAAGCTGATAATTTAACTGATGATTATTTTCTTGTAGAAATTTCGTAGTTTTTTCTATTTTATTGATATTTATTATTGGAATTGAAGGTGGTATATTATGATTTTGGAGATAATAAATGTCAAAGATAATTAAAAAATGTAAAGAATGTAAAGAATGTAATAATGAATTTGAGAGTTATATTAAAGCTAATAAAAAGTTTTGTAATAAAAAATGTTATGGTAAATTTATGAATGGTGAAGGGAATCCTTTTTATGGTAAAACACATACGGATAAAACAAAACAAACAATTGGTAAAAAAAATTCAATAAATATGATGGGTAAGAATAATCATTTTTATGGTAAACATCATAGCGAAAAATCTATTGAAAAAATAAAACAAAATATGCCAGATATGAATGGAGAAAATAATCATTTTTACGGTAAAACTCATACACCAGAAACTTCTAAATTTATTTCAGAAATAAATAAAGAATTATGGAAAGATGATGAATATAGAGAAAAACAAAGTAAAGCTTTTAGTGAAGGTCAAAAGAAATCAAGAGATAAAAATCCAGAATACTATTCAGAAATAAAAAGAAAAGCTGGGTCGGTCAGTCATCATAATCAACATAGATATAAAAAGAATAACCCAGAAAAGAAATTTGAGAAGATATTAAATGATAATAAAATTGAATATGATTATTCACCAGTAATGAGTGAATATCAATATGATTTTAAGATTAAAAATAAAAGGATATTGATTGAAATTGATGGTGATTATTGGCATAGTAATCCTAAATTCTATAATGAAGATGGTAGTAATGGTAGAAGGAAATTAAATAATATCCAAATAAATAAAAAGAAAAAAGATAAAAAAAAGGAAGAATCTGCAGATAAACATGATTTTAAGTTGATTAGAATATGGGAATCTGATTTAGATAATGATAATTTAATACAAGAGGTTTTAGATGAAATTCAAACTTACGAAAATAAAATCAATAAAGAAAAAACAATATAAGGGAAAAGTTTATGACCTTACAATTGAAAAAGACCATTCATACAATATCAATGGTATCATCGTCCATAATTCACTTTGTAGCACAAGGATTCAAACTGGTGTGGGAATACCTATGGTTAGTTCCATTCTTGATTGCGTTTCTGTCGCTGACATTTACGATGTTCCTTGTATTGTTGATGGTGGGATTAGGAGTCCTGGCGATGTATGCAAAGGATTGGGTGCGGGAGCGGACGCAGTAATGTTAGGTTCTCTTTTATCTGGAACAAAAGAAAGTCCGGGTGAGATAACGAAATCGGGTAAATGGCCCAATGAGATTTTACAAAAGAAATATCGTGGTAGTGCTTCACTTGATAGTAAAAAAGATAGAGGCGAAACAAAGAATGTTGAAGGTTCTAGTCGTTATGTAAATTATAAAGGTAAGGTAAAACGAATTATTAATGATATAATGGATGGTGTTTGTTCTTCAATGAGTTATGTCGGAGCTGATAATATTAGTGAATTTCATAGTAATGTTAGTTTCATTAAAGTTACTAATGCTGGAATAGTTGAAGCTAAACCACATCTTTTATAAAAACTATTATATTTATTATATATAGGAGAATATTATAATGTCAGATAAACAAGATATATTAATTAATATACTTAAACAAAACGAACTTATGGTTGATTTACTTGTATCCATAAATAAACGAATGGATAAAATAGATGAAGATATAGATTATGCTGGAAATGTATTAATTGATATTGTTAACCAAGGAAATCAAATTGTAGAAGTATTAAGTCAATTTGATGATGATATTCCGGAAGAATATGATGATATTCCAGAAGAATATGAATTTGGTTTAGAAAGTGATAGACGCCACGATAGTCGATTTAGAAGTGTTGGAGATTTGTTAGAAGAATATGTTAATAAACATAAAGAGTTAAAAGAGTTTGAAAAAGAATTAAAAAAATATAAAAAAGATTTAGCACTTGGTCAAGTAGGTGAATCTTAATGGGGATGAGTTTGGTTTCGATTGGTGTTTTTAGGTATAAAAATACAAGTAGTATGATTGACTTAAACAATCAACAGCTAGTAATAACTGGCAATTATAACACATACAATGTAGCCTACGCGTAGGTTACCATCACCCTTTAACTCCGATAGAAGATAAGGTGGTGTCATAATCGGAAGAACCATCGTAAGTTAAGCAAATCTCAATCTCGATGTAAAATAACGAATTGTCTGGAAAGCGGACTTTGTTGGTGGGAAAGAAACCAAATAAACTTGTGAATAATTTTTATATTAATGGATATCAAGACCTGAGTTCGAGTCTCAGCATCTCCACCAATTATTAAATTTGTTTAAAAATATGTTAATTTATCAACAGACAGAAAAAAAATTAAATAAAAAAAAATTAATCGTTTTGGGATTTTTCCTTATACTTATATAATAAGTAGGTTATAAAGTTATGTACGCACATATCAAACACAATCAAAAGAGATATTTTTTCTTAAATATCTAAAGTTCATAAGTTAATATAATGTTATCAATGAAGGCAATTTGCTGTTGTAAGAGGATTGTGTGTATAATATAAAACAAGTAGTAAATCGTAACATAGGGAGAAACCATATGAAGAATAGTATGAAAAACGTAATCATCACATTGGCACTTATGATTGGCACATTAGGTATTGTCAGTTCACAAGTGGCTGGTGAACTTGATACTGATAACACTAATGTTGTTAGTACTCAAGTAACTGGTGAATTTAGTACTGATATTGTTATTGGAGAAGATACATCTTTTTCTAATGCATATACAGGAATGATATTCAAAGGTGATGGTTGGGAATTAAGTACAAATCTATCAGATGGTAATGTAAACATTGAAGAAGCTAAATATAGCTGGTCGGTAACTGATATGATTACATTAACATTCGGTAGTCAAGCAGAACCATATGGGTTGGCTTGGGGTCTTCACAGACCATCAAACAACTACTATGTATCTACTCCAAGAGATCACTCTATAAGCAATGGTGTTGGGTTTTCGACATCAGCGTGGGGGGTAGGAGTAAATGCATTTTATGGTAATGATGCTTATTGGGCAACTCGTTTGTCTTATAATGTATCACTGTTTGGGGTAGATTCGGAAGTTGGACTATCCGTGAATAGTAACGACGCTCAACTTATTGATGTTTCAGAAAGTGGTGTATTTTTTGGTATGCCATTTGAATCATCTTTTGAATACGACTTAGCAAATGACAATGCCTATTGGCTTCGTTGTGCTGTAATACCAGATTTTGCTAAAGGCGCTTTTGTACTCATTGGATATAATTCTGATGAGGAAGTGCTATATGGAGTTGGGTATAATTGTTCTGATAAAGTACATTTGTCAACAGAGCTTTCTGCTGATGGTGATACATTAATCAGAGTCAGTTATTCATTCTAATAACACTAAATCATAGGAGAAAAATAACATGAATATTAAAAGTGTATTTTCGACAATAAATGATGTGATTGTAGGATTCGTAGGTGTACTTACTGGATTAGTAACCTTGGGCGTTATGGCTCAGGTAATATTCGGTACAGGTACTCTTGGATTAGACATCGTAGGCAATATATCAGCTTTAGTTACTACCTTTATGGGTGGTGGCTTGGCCGGTTTGATTGCACTTATTGTTTTATTCGGTTTATGGACTGATAAATAAGTGATGTAAATTACATATGATAATCTGGGTTCAGTTGAAATATACTGAACCCATTTTTGTTTGATATAATTGTAATTATTCTTCAGTATATATGATATTTATTAATAAGAATATCACACATAACTGGAGGTATTAATTTATGTCAAAAAACAAAAATGTTAACAGCTCTACAAAAAAAGTTATAACCAAACAATCAGATAATCATACAATTACAAATAAACGACAAGCATTAAAAGACTTAAAGAATATGGAGTGGAATATGGAATTTAGAAATGCAGCTCAAAAGCGTTTTTATAAAACTATATCTTCAAAAGATATCACTTTCTGTATTGGTCCAGCTGGTTGTGGTAAGACTTATCTTTCTGTATATCATGCATTGAAAATGTTGATATCAAAAGATAATTCAATCAATGGTATTATTATTGTAAAACCTTTAGTGGAAGCTGATGGAGAAAAGATTGGTTTCTTACCAGGTGATGTTGATGAAAAGACAGCACCATTTATGATGTCATTCTATTATAATATGGAACAAATCATAGGTAAGAATCGTTTGGAAGTATTGAAACACGATGGTATTATTCAAGTTATTCCATTAGCATTTATGAGAGGTTTAACATTATCTGATAAAATTGTTATACTTGATGAAGCTCAGAATGCTACACCTGAACAAATTAAAATGTTTGTTACTCGTATAGGTGATAGAAGTAAATATATTATCACAGGTGATTTAGAACAATCTGATTTAAAGAAAAGAACAAGTGGATTAGAAGATGCAATTAAAAGATTCGCTGGTGTTAAGGGTATTGGATTAGCTTCATTTAAAGAAAAAGATATTGTCAGGCATCCACTTGTTAAAAAATTATTAAAGAGATATCGTGATAATTTTTCAATAATTGATGAGATATCAGCTGAGAAAACGATATCGATGTGGGTGAAGGATGAAGAGATATTACCAACTGATGGCTCGTTTGAAATATCAAATAAAATAGATTATAAATTAAAATAAAAAAAGCTTGACTCATATTATATAAATGTTGTATATTATATGGTATGATAAAAATTAATAATTACTTAGTAAAGGAATCATAAATGATAAGATCAACTTATGCTATATTAGGATATATAGCATCACTTACAATAATGTTTTGGTATTCAGATAATATAATTGAAGATTTACATAATAGAGTTACTGTATTGGAATCTGAAAATAACGAATTAAAAAATAAGATTGAATTATTTGAATATAATGTAATAGTAACTATGTATAATCCAACTCGTGCTCAAACAGATAGAACACCAAATGAACTTGCTGACGGAACAAAGATAAATCCAAGAAAAGCTAGTTCATATAGATTTGTTGCTTTATCTCGTGATTTATTAAAGAGGTGGGGTGGTCCATTTGATTATGGAGATTATATTGTAATAGAGGGTATTGGTAATAACAGTGGTGTATATCAGGTTCGTGATACAATGAATTCTAGATTTACAAAAAGAGTAGATATTCTTAAATCAAAAGGTTCTAACAAATTCAAATATACTAATGCGAGGATGTATAGTTATACTGCTGTAAATGAAAATAATTTATTAGCTGTAGATTAATATAGAGGTAAAGTATGAAAACAATGAAATCACCGACTGGTAAAGTAGTCAGAGTGGATGAACATAAGGCGTCAGTTTTATATGAAGAGGGTTTCAGATACATATCAAAAGAACAATGGAAAAATGAAGTTAGAGATATAAATAAAAATCCAAATGATGATGTTGAACCAGAACCTGAAAAGAAACATAATAAACCTTCCAAAGCACAAAAGAGACATGTAAGGAAAAAATTATAAGTGATAAATAAAGAGGTTATGATAACTATCTGTATATTATTTTTTACACAGATAATCATATGGTATCAATTAAATGGACAATTAATTTGGAAATGGGCAAAAGATAATCCATTTTTATTGGCATGTCTTGGTCTTCCAATTTCTTATATGCTTATACTTTCAACTAAATATGGTTATATTGGATTTGGTCAATTATGGCCTATTAGATTATTAGGATTTGCTACAGGTATGATTTCGTTTCCGATTATTACTTGGATGATGTTGGGGGAAGGTGTTTCGATAAAAACGGGGATATCTATGTTTTTAGGATTGTTGATAATGTTATTACAACTAATATGATCAATTGCTTTATTGCTTCGTTGCTTATTGCTTATTGCTTCATTGCTTGCAGCAAATAAGTAGTATAGTTTTGTATCAAAAGAGGAATATTTTTGAGTTTAATTAATAATTTTTTTGAAGTAACAGATGAATTTGATTTCGATAAAGAAAAGCAAAACTTTATTGATAATTTAGATATGTTAAAATTGATGTCTGTTCAGGAACAAACTTTATATAAGAAATGGCAAGAGTTTAATAAAGATGAATATAAGATGAGAACTAAAGCTCATAAGTTTAATACTATCAGATCGAAGTTGTGGAAACCAACTGACATTTATAATTATGATTTAACTGTTTCAGAAATAGAAGCTCTAGATCCAGTTGTTGAATTTACAGAAGATGCGAAGACTTGGACTTTGGTTAGGAAATTAATTCATACAATGGATTGGAATGCTAATCCAGGTCGTAATCAAAAGTATTATGTTAAAGATAAAATTACAGGTAAAATACTTGGATTGATTTCATTGGGTTCAGATGTTACATCAATTAAAGTTAGAGATGATTATATTAAGTGGACAAAAGATAATAAGTTTGTTGACCATAAATTAAATAATACAGCTATAGCTTCTACTATTGTTTGTGTTCAGCCATTAGGTTTTAATATGTTAGGTGGAAAATTAATTGCAGCTCTTACTACTGTTTCAGATGTTAGAGAGCAATGGAAGAAAGATTATGACGATATTCTTGTTGGTTTAACTACAACATCTCTTTATGGTGCTCATTCTCAATACAATGGAATCCCACATTGGAAAACACTTGGTGAATCTGCTGGTAAGATTATGATTAAACCTGATGATTCAGTTTATTTAGTTTGGAATAAATGGTTAAAAGAAAATCACCCAGAAGAACATCACAAGGCTGTTACAACTACAGGCCCTAAACAAAATGTTATTAATAGAGTATTTAAACATCTTGAAATCAAGGGTAAGGATTATGAACATGGTTTTAAACGAGGTGTATTCTTCGCTAATATGTATGAGAACGGATTAAATTATTTAAGAAATGAAATCACAGATAAAGATTTAGTAATGAAACAAAAATATGTTTTAGATTATGATAGAATTAATTCTTGGTGGAAACCTAAAGCTATCAGAAGATACACAACATTATTTAATGATAATAGAATTAAACCTGAGGTATTATTCTACGGAGATGTAGTTGGGATGACTTGGGATGAATGTAAAGAAAAATACTTAGGAGAAGTTGGAAGATAAAAAAATAAAAAAAAGCTTGACTTATATAGTATAAAGGTTGTATATTAATTAAATGATTAAAAATAAAATATAAAATATAAAATAAGGCAATAAACCAATGAAAAAGATAAAAGTAATTAAAAAAACTATAAATGGTGAAGTAAAATTATTTGCTAATCCATATGATTTGACTCCAAATAAAAATAATAAAGAAATCTATACCAATGAAGAAGAAGAAAGAAAAAAACAGGAAGAGATATCAGAAAGTTATAAGATAAGAGTCGCAGAAGGAAAACCCGCAAATAAACAACCAGTAGTAATTTGGAAAGATGGTTTGACAGAAGCTGGTCATACAAGGATAGACGCTGCTAAACTATCAGGTTGTGATGTTTGGGTTACCTTTTCTGATGAAGACTATCCTAATCCAGATACACCATACTCAAACTTTCAAACTACAACGAGTACTAATATTTATCGTGATATGAAACCTTCAGTTAAACTTAATGAGTTTGATGTTGCGGAAAAGTCATATATGAAAGAACATGGAACAGCAAGGCCTCCCAAATTAAGAGATGAACATATTAAAAGATTGGGAACAAGTAAAGGAACACTTGATAAATTGAGAGATATAAAACAGAGTAGTGAAGGTAAATCTTTATTAAAAAAAGTTGACGCTGGTGATATGGCAGTAAAAACTGCTTGGGAAGAAGCTACTGGTAAAAATAAAGTAAAGGTTATCAGTTCCAATAACCTTGATAGAGATTGGGGAGAAATTTATACCGATGATGTTTTTAAACAATCATTTAATAGAATCAGTAATATAATAAATAAAACATTGAATCAATCAACTAAAATTGATGGAGAAGAATATTTTCCTTATAAAGATTTTACTCATGGTTCAATTTCTGGAATTATTTCTCACAATTGTGAGATGATTATATCTAAAATTCTAATGTCAGAAGGACATGATGTAGTAGCTGCTACTGGACACCCAACTGATCCAGATGTTTATCACCGTGATATTGATGATAAAGTAGAAATTAAAGTTACTAAGTTTGACGGTAGTAACACTAATTGGAAGGGTGGAAAAGGTATTAGAGAAGGACAATACATTCTTGTAACTTATGATGAAACCGCTAAAAATTGGTGTGTTATATTTACAACACTATTAGCAAAAGATTGGAAGAAATCAGGTAGTGGAATTATGTCTGGTCACATACTACCAATCAAAAATGTGTTTAAAAATCACAATGAAGATAAACAAAATTACAAAGTTGTATATGGTGATGTAAAGCTTCTTAATGGTAAAATCAATGTAAATATGGATACTATCTAAAAATGAACTTAAATAACTTCATAGATGTTAAGGACAACGATAAAGAATATGGATACAACATTCTTGTTTATCCAAACATAACTTATCAAAAAGATTTAGAAAAAGATTCTTATGTTGTTGTCCTTGGTAACATTATTAGAGAATTAAATAAAATAAGAAATGATTTGTATTGGACTATAATATCACCAAGACAAATTGATAGTTTAGATTTTGATAACACAGAACAAATCATATTACCTCTTCCATCTTATCCAAATGCTATGAGAACACATTTTGATTTTAAAACAATCATAAGAGAAATAGATTGGAAGAAAAAAGATTATGATATTGTTTATACACATTTACCAGAACATGCTTTACAATTGAAAAATCTTTTATACAATAATACAAATATAAATCCATTGTTTATTGGATATACACATTGGACTGAATTTCCTGAAATAACAAATTATGAAATGACAATGATGGATGTTAATTTTCTTGGACTATTAGCTATGGAACGTTGTGGTATCAATACATATGGACAAAAGGAACTTATATTAAAGAATGCAAAGAAAAGTTTTAATAAAAAGTCGCTTATACGATTGGATGAGATAATTGTTCCCAACTATTTGGGATGGGAAATACCTAAGTATGAAAAACAAACATCCAATAAAAAAATAATTGTCTTTAATCACAGACCACATAAATATAAAAACTATGATTGGTTCTTAAAACAAATGGATAGATTATGGGAACATAGACAAGATTTTGAAGTGTGGGTGCCATTAACAGATTCAGTTACAAAACCATATATGACAAATGATAAGTATGATAGGTTTGGATATTTTTCTAAACTATCAAGTTGTTACATTGGTATTAGTTGTAAACAAAGATATGGTGGTTGGGCTGTATCTGCTACAGATGGTATGAGTGTTGGTGTTCCATATATGTTTTCCGATGATGGTTATTATCACGAGTTAGCTGATGATGCTGGGATATATTATAAAGATGAAGATGAGTTCTTCAATAAGTTAAATAATATTTTAGATGATAAAGAATTAAGAGATGAGTGGAGTGGTAAATCATTAGAAAGATTTGAACAAGGTAAATGGGAAATAGCTATTCATCAATTTAATAATATGTTAAATAAAATGATAGATAAATTACCAATGATAAAAAATGAAACAGATTCTTATAAGAAAATATTAGATTTTATTCACAAGAAAAAATCTGTTTCTAAAGAAGATATTTTAGATTATCTTAATTGGGGTGTGAGAATATCCTTTACATCCTACAGAAATAGATTAAGAAATGAACCAACAATTAAATTTACAAAAGATAGATACGAGGTAAGATAAATGAAAAAGTTAACTGCAGAGCAAATGCAATTAAATTGGGAATCACTAATGGATATTATTGAAAAATACATTGGTGATGATAGAAAAGAAAATCTTCTGAAGATGTATGAAGATTTTGAAGAAAGAATGATAATGTCTCCGGCGAGTGGTAAGGAGCATTTTCATAATGCTATGCCTGGTGGATATGTTGAACATATTTTACATGTAATTAAATTTTCATTACAACTTTATAAGTTGTGGGAAAAGAATGGTGCAGAAATTAATTTTACAGATGAAGAGTTGGTGTTTGCAGCTATGCATCACGATTTGGGTAAGGTTGGTGATTTGGAACACACTTATTATGCTCCACAAGATTCAGATTGGCACAGAATGAATCGTGGCGAAATATATAAACAGAATCCAGATATTCAATATATGAAAGTACCTGATAGGGCATTGTGGTTACTACAGCATTATAGTGTTAAGGTTACTGATAAAGAATATATTGGAATTAAATTAACAGATGGTTTATATGATGATGCAAATTCTGCTTATTTAAAATCATATAATCCAGCTTATAATCTTCGTTCTAATATAGCTTATATTTTACATCAAGCTGATATGATGGCGACACATATTGAGTTTGATGAGTGGAAGAGAAGTGATGAGGATGTTGTAGTAAAAGTTAAACCACCAGTAACAAAAAAAGAACAAGAAACAATTGACAATATGAAAATGAAGTTCAATGAACTTTTTGATTAGGAGAAGATTATGGTATTAATTTTATTAACAATATTATTTGCAATTATTTCAGTTGGTACATCAACTGTATTATATTTTGCATTAAAGAGAATAAATCAATATGAAGATTTGATTGTACAGTTTCAGAGTATAATTTCTATAGCGACTGAAAAAGTAAAACTTGTTGACGCGTCTGGTCATTATGAATCTGATGATGAAACAGGTTTCTTTTTTGAACAATTAAAAGAATTACAAAAATTATTAGATAACATATTTGAAAGTGATGAGGAGAATACAGATGGGTAGAAAAAGAAAAGGTAGAATATATTTTGACCAAGATGTTGAAGATGCTATTATTAAATATAATCAATCTGAAAATGATTTTGAACGAAATAAAATATATCAAGAAGAAATACATTATGCGTTTGATAAGTTATCAGAAAACATTATTAACACTTTTAAGTTTAGTTATTTTGATTATGGTTTTGAAGATGTGAAGGCTGAAGTTGTTTCGTTTTTAGTTATGAACATTCATAAGTATGACCATACTAAAGGTTCAAAGGCATTCAGTTATTTTTCAGTTGTTGCTAAAAATTATTTAATACTACATAATAATAATAATTATAAGAAATATAAAATGACTGATAAACTTGATGTATTAGATATGAGAAAATCTAATGGTGGTATAACTAAAGAGCATATGGAAGAATTACTTGAAGAACTTATAGAATATTTTGATAAGAATATTCCAATTATTTTTAAGAAAAAGCGAGATATTGATGTTGCATATGCGTTACTTGAATTGATGAAACGGAAAGACGAGATTGAAAGTTTTAATAAGAAATCACTTTATATTCTTATCAGAGAAATGACGGATGTAAATACGGTACATATAACATCTGTTGTAAATGTATTTAAGAAACATTATATTGCAGCGTCAAACGAATTTTATGATAAAGGTATAATTGAAACGAAGAAGTTCTTCTTCTAGCTTAATTATTCATATAAAACAATTTAAAAACCTATCTTATTGATAGGTTTTTTTTTTATTTCATCAATTTTTACATTTTTAATATTTATATATGAATCGGTACATTTATTCGTAATAGAGGATTTTAAAATGAAAAATAAAAAAGATATTGAGATATTTGATGGGAAATCATTTCAAGATTTGACTAAAGATATCTATGAAAACACACAGAATAAGAAAAAGCAGATTGACTTGTTAATTCAAGAAATTCATGGGTTTATACAAACAGTAGATGATGTAGTTATGATAGCACCTATAATAAAAGAATATATGGAAGTATCAATTAAGAATGATGAGCATCTTGTGAAACTAGCTGGAGTATTACAACGGATAGTGACAAAATCAGTTGATGGTACTAGTGATGAGAGTATGTTATTATCAGATGAAGAAAAAGAAGAATTGATGTCTACACTTCAAGACACTGTAAATGATTTACAAGAAGAGAGTGATAGATTTAATAAGATAAAAGATGAAACAACAAAACATTTTATGGGGAATTAAATGGGTTCAACTTTTACAACGTACAAAGATGTTAAAACAGATTCTTCTTTATTTAATAAAGGAAAACCAATACCTGTTTATTTACAATTTGTTCCTGGTATAGTAATTGATACAATAACATCTTCTGAATCACAAGCGTTTGCTGCTAATTTAAGAAATATAAATAGTATATTAGCAATACCTCATGTGGGGAAGAAAACTTTTACACGGAGTGGAACTGTTGGTGAAAGTAATAGATATTATCCATTATTTAGAGGGATGTCTGATGTACCAGCAAAGGGTGATCCAGTTTTGTTATGCACAATTGGAAATATTCAATATTATTTAGGACCATTAAATACAACAAATAATCCTAATTGGAATATTGATCATCTTAATGTTCAAGAAAAATCTTATAAGGATGGAGAAAAGGTTAAAAATGTAGATAAAACATCACCTAATTTTGGTAGAACAGGTCATAGTAGATTACAGAAGAAATATAATGATAAGTTAGATCATCCAAATGGAGAAGTAGAAGGTAGAGCTGTAAATGATATACATGGTGATACGATATTTGAAGGACGACATGGAAATAGTATTCGTATTGGTAGTAGAAATATAAATCCAAATATTATCATATCTAATGGTAGATTATTTTC